GGATTTGTTATAACAAACGCATTTTCAAAATTAGGCGGATTAAGCAAGGTATCACGCTTAACTATAAAATCCTTTTTAGGCTCTATATCATAGCATTCTATATTATACTTGTCTCTGTCATTTGGTGTAATAAAATTTAATAAATCGCCAGCACCAGCAAAAGGCTCTATGATATTGCTAATGTTATCAGGTATATACATATTTTGTAATATCTGGGTATAGTTTGTGGTATAAAATTGACCTAATAATCGCTTTGTCATACCTTTCATATACTATATATATCCTTATAATAATATCATTTTTTATAATATATATATAGTCATATTGCTATAGCGATTGGTTTGCGTAATTGTATATAGTTTAGGAATATGTTGATATATATGTAGATATATTCGGTGTATGCTAGACTATAATTATTTAACATATCGTATGCTAAGAATATCTCTATGATTTTAGGAATAACCGGCGAGAAGTTATAAACACACGATGCTAGCAAAGGAGGAACTATAATAGCCGTGTATATCGTAGGGCTCCAGTCGCCGTCGCCGCTACCGCCGCTACCGCTACCTAACTTATACGAGAAATACATATAGAAATACTGGAGCATATAAAGGAATTTAAAGAAATAGTAGTCTCTTCTAAAAATGTTATTAACCTCGCTACTGTAATTCTGGGTATCTATCCATCTCAAGTAATGGACGAAGGAACTGCCGAATAAGAAAAAGTTTGCGTGGAGATTAGAGGATATGTAATAGAGGATTGCTAAATATTGTATATTATTATATCCTATATAGAACTCTATGTCGTGATAGACTTGTGTAGATATTATCATAAGTTTTGCTAAGTATCTCGTACATTTACTACGAGGTTTTATTGTTAATAAAAAGAGGTCTCTAAATAATTTGTTATACAGTATTGATAGTTTGCCTAGAATAAATCCAAATACAATCGCCCAATAAGGATATACGCAATAATGTATTTTCAGGATTACACGGTATTTTCTTTCGGTTGCGGTAGCTGCGGTCGCTGCGGCGCCCTCATTCCAAATAATCGGCGATATATAATGACATTCCCTGTGAAAATCAAATCCTACAACATCGCCAGTTTTTATTATATATGTCTCGTCTGTCAAATTGAATATTGTCATAATATCTCTATTATCATCAAGACCCACAATAACCCTATAGCAGGATGCGAACGGTATATAGAAAAGTGGGCCGTCAATATGGCGTGTATAAAAGATGTTGTCTGACGCATTCTTTTCAAAATCTTTTGGCGGTGATACATATATCTCGTTCATATCGTGAAGTATATCAATTCTATAGCCGCTAGCATCGCCGACGCCGACGCCAAATGACCTCTTAAACATATCTATTATCTTTTTGTCTTTTGCGGAATTGTAAAACATCTCTTTAATATTTTGTGGTAAATCTTTGTACCACCAGTGACTGGATGTAGTTGTTGAGGGCTCTTGTAGTATTACCCATTCCCTGATACTATTAAGCAAATAATGGTCGCTCCTTAATTTACAATTGAGAACTCTGGACTTCTGGAACTTCCAAGGTAAATATATCATAGTATCTATTTATAATATATAAATACTAAAATAAAATATATCATTATTATAGAAGATTATTAAAATATATGAGTGCTTCATCAGCCTCAGCAGTATCGTCTAGTAGAAATCCCAGAAGACAAATACGAATACTCAAGCCTTTGCCGCATAGAAAAGACTTGATAAAAATAGGCGAAGATGAATCTACAAATTTCCAAGAAGAAGGTTTTGTATTACCAAATACTCCTCAACCTCAATATGAAGGAAGAGTTAGTAAGTCGCCGTCTAAGTCTAAACAACCTTCTCGTTCGCCGCCTAAATCACCTAAGATTGCTACAGCAATTGCTCTGTCTCCTCCTCGTCAGCGGTCTCCGCTGCCTGAAATTATAAATCTTGAATTTGAACGACCTGAAAAATTGATATTTACAAGAAAGCAAGAAGAAAAAAAAGGTATTGATTATTTAACAATAAAAAGGTTGAATGAGATAGTTGTTGCGTATAGTAATCTTATACTTAAGTTTGAGAATAAGAAGAGTATAAATATATTCAGTTTTATAAAAATACTAAACAAAATCTTGAAAATATCTTCATCTTATGTATCTACCGATATTGGTCTTCAGTATATTGTTGATAGTGTTGAAGAATCTAAAAAACTTATTATTAATTTTCTTAAATATATAGTAAGACTTCATGATGGATTTGACGATGATCTAAAAAGCGAAATTGATAAACTTGTGTATCATGATGTTAGAGAAAAGTACTCTAATGATGAAGAATTATTATTACTAGTTTCAAAAGATACTATATTTATTTTTGATTTTAAATGGACTATTCACGAGGGGCGTATTCAAAAAGAGTTAAATACAACTGAAATATATAACAATATGTTTAAAATAATGGAAGATTTATTTATTATTTTAGAAAGAATAAATTTATTTAAATCACCAGATATACTTAGATATAGTATTAGATGTAGTGAATGGTTAGAAATAAATAAAGATTTTATTATGACTTATATACCTACTGCTTATCGTAATGTAAATAGAAACAATAATGATTTAAGTGTTTCAAGTATATCTATAGAACATCAAAATTCATCTATCCATTTTCACCCTGTTATATACTATGATATAATTGATAGAAAATTGATAATTGACAGATTAGACTACATCAATACAAAAATATATGAATTAAAAAAGGTGGGTTCTAATGATAGCCCACTATTACAAATTATTACCTTACTAATATTAATTAAAGGATTATTGAGAATGAAAAGTTATATGAAACATGATGATGGAAAAAAATATTTTATAAATGGAAATATGAAGCGAGATATAAGGCAAAAAATTCATGTTTTTGAACGAAATTTACAGGATAAGGAACATATTATTGCGATGAATATGCATAAAAAAATGCTTGCAACTGATATAAAAGAATTAAACCTTGTAAAAGAGTTGGATAAAATTGTTAATCTTATGAACGATTATTATGGTCGTAGTAGTTTATTTTTTTCAGCAAAACAAGTAGCATACAAGGTTAGAAATTATATAAGAAATCAGTATAATAATTATAAACTGGGAAAACAATTAAAAAGTAGTGGTTTAACTTTAAATAGGGTAGAACCATAAAGACAATATAATTCATCGGGAAATATGGTAAGAAATACACAGAACTCATTCAACGAACTCATTTAACATCTTGGTATAGACAGATATAATTCTTTTTGGTCGTTCCTTAATTTACAATTGAGAACTATATATACTAAAATAATAAAAATTGATACTTAAGGCATTCACTATATAATAACAGCAAGCCGCAAGCAATCCTACCGACCTACATACAAATAAACAAAATGTCTGCCGCTCCTGCTTCGCAGCATTCGCAGCATTCGCAGCATTCGCAGCATTCGCAGCATTCGCAGCATTCGCAGCCCGCTTTCACTAAAACCGAGAACGGGGCTATCGCTCTGGATACAACAGGTAATGATATTGTGGATTACTTTATGCTCTATACTCGCACTCTTACCAAGGAACAGAACTATCAGTTTCTAGAGAAGTGCTGGGCGGTTAATCCTAAGAAGACTGTCGCAGTTATCTTTAATGGTCGTGATAGGTTGAAGGGTAAAAAAGAGAAGACCGTATCTAATCAGGCGATGCTATGGCTGCGAGACAACAAGCCTTATACTTATATGGCGAATATCCTTACTTATGTTAATAATTATGGACGCTGGAAGGATTTGCTCTATATCTGCTATGAGAATAAAAGCGATGGGATGATTGACAGTAATTATGAATTGACTATGTTTGCTGACAAGTTGCGTGATGATTTGGCTGAACTGAAGATTAGCGAATTTGTTGAGGCTGCGAATGCTAATGCCGCTGCTGAGGCTGCTGAGGTTGCTGAGGCTGCTGCTGATGCTGTTGAGGCTGCTGATGCTGCTGAGCCTAAGCCTAAAAAGGTTAAAAGCGTCTCTTTGTGTGCTAAGTGGGCTCCTAGCGAAAATGACAGGAACGACAGTCGCAAGCATTTCGCCAAGAAGATTGCGACCATCCTTTATGGTAGAGATGATGCTAAGAAGATGGAAAAGTATAGGAAGGAGTATCTAGCACCTCTCAGGAAAAAGATTAATATCGTTGAGAGGCTTATGTGTAATAATGAGTGGGACAAGATTAATTACGAGAGTGTTCCTGGGGTCGCATCACGCAGATTACATATTGCCTTTAATAAACACGATAGCGACCGATATTGCGAATATCTGGCTACAGTTAGGAAAGGCGACGCTAAGATTAATATTACTGGTATTCTGCCTCACGAACTAGCGAACTACTATGTTAATCTGCGTAGCACTCAGGACGAATACGAGGAGAACGAAACAATTGAACTGCAATGGAGGGCTATTGTGAATGATGTTAAAAGTTGCGGTATTCTTGGGAACTCCTTGGCTATTATTGATTTGTCAGGCTCTATGTTCTCCGCCAGCAACGGTAGCGTGCCGGCACAAGTCGCCATCTCTCTAGGTATCATAACCTCCCTGTGCTGTAAAGGATTGTTTAAAAACAAGTTCATTACATTCAGCGACACGCCAGAGTTGGTCTCTTTAATCCCCGACGATTTATACAAAGAATATACCGAGAAGGACATAGAACCGTCGCTATATACCTGCTTTAAATCCCTAGTAGATGTGGAGTTCGGCTATAATACTAACTTCGTTAAAAGTTGCGAGATGATTATTAAATACGGCAAGGAGCACAATATTGCCGATGCTGATATGCCTAAGAAACTATTCGTATTCACGGATATGCAGTTTGACGAGGCTACTGTGGATGTCGTTGGAAAAGAACAAAATGGAATGAATGGTATTGAGGTGCTATATAAAACTATTGTTAAAATGTTTAAAGCAGCCGACTATACGGCACCTAAGTTTGTATTCTGGAACCTCAATTCTTGTCATAAAGAGTCATTCCCTGTGAATTGTAAGACTGAAGGAACGGCGATGATTTCAGGGTTTTCAGAGCAGTTGCTTAAGATATTTATGACCTATGACGAGTTTAAACCTGAATTAATTGTTGAAGAGATACTCGCCCCTTACTTACCTGATATCTATATTGATAAAACAGAGTATTGATGGAGCCTGCGATAGCGAGCGAACCCTAAGTATAAGGTAGGTTATGTATTATATATTTTTTATATTTAATAATAAAAATAAATCATAGTCCGTCTAGCCTCGCTTTAGCATCGCCTAGCGTCTCTTTTTTCCCTTAGTTAGTTTAGAAGCAGTCTTCTTGACAAACGAGCCAATATCCCGAGTGCTGCTTAATAGACGCCCAGGAGTGTTGCGGATAGACTTAACGGGGTTCTTGATGACCTCCTCAACCTCGCCCTCAAACTCCTGTATCTTCACTAGCAGGTTAGTAAGAGTGCTTATCAATATCGGGATGATAATGATGGTGAATAGGAGGGTAATGAATAGGAATAGCGATATCATAGTGCCGATAGCGATAATATCACGGCGCAAGTCGTCCGAGCACTTACACTTCTCATTCATTAAATAGCGGACATAATCAAAAGCGTAATAGATATACACTACGAAGGTTAAGAAGAAGATGAAGGTGCCGAATGCGAGCAACTGGACTATAGCGGTTCCCATATTCTTAGCGATGCTTTTAAGCGATACAAACGCAGTAATGAAGAAATATACTAGGGCAATAATAGTGAAGGTCTTGATGAACTCCTTGTTGGGATGGTCGGAGCACTCACACCCGACGCTCTCTAACTTGAATATATAACTCCAAATGATTATAAGCAGTATTACGAATATTAACTGTATAAATAAACTGCTGTAAAAAGATAAAGTGCTGTCAGTCTCTTTCATTATTCTCTATACTATAATAATAGAAATTATTTATTTTCTATAATATTATATATTAAAAATCTGGTGGAACTGTCAAAACTCTTGACATCCAGTAATTTCATCTTTTCCACCATCGCTTTAACTACAGGCTTATTGCTATAGTTATTTAGTATCTTTAAAATCTGTTCTATAAATATATCTATAATATACTTGTGAATACTAGGATTACCAATACAGTTCTCTGTTAAATATCCGTAGATATCGTTTAGTAGCACCGGAATTTCTGCGGGCTTGTATTTTATCCAAATGATATTTAGATTATGAACGCTTTTTTTCCATTTAATGTAATCGCAATACAACTCATACTCGTTATTCAGTAATAGCAGGTTGTTGTCAAATATGTATTTGGGCGGTATCCACTCCTTATTATTTAGATAACTGTCCCACAACTTATCTATATTACTAGATAAGAAGGAGGTATCAAAGTATTCTAGCAATTTAATATAGATGTTGTTCTCTCCGTCAATACTATCCGTCGCCTTAATATAAGACCAAATAGACAAGAAGATATCTGTAAGTCCGCTGCCGCCGCCGCTGCCGCCGCTCTCGCTCGTAATAATATCCTTTATTTTTGAATAAATAGTTTCTTTGTTCTTTCCTGTAAGTTTATTTAAATAACCGATTAATGTCCGCTTAATACAAGATTTGTCTGAAAAGTCAGGGATAATAATATGAAACCGCCCTTTATTACTAGCGGCACCGCTAGCCGCTCCTGTGCTATTAGCGATATGTAGGCTCTTCTCCTTCTTGTTATTTAACTTTTTCTCCCATATCATCTTGGGGTCATAATACGAATCAAAGCAACTACAAGATTTTTTAAGGGTCTCGGCTTTATTTAATATATGGGCGGGAACATCTATATTATACCTACTGTGAAAAACAGACAGACTTATTTTAACTACTTTATCATCCATTATAATACTAAATATATTTAATAATCTTATATATAAAATGATAGGATATGTAATAGGATATATGATATATGATATATGATATATGATATCATATAAAAACTATACACATATATTATGATATAATATACCATATTATATGAATCTAGATTTAAAAAATCAATTCGTAGAAGACCTAGATGATATTTATAAAACCCATTTAATTTATAGGACTATTGTAGTATGCGACGATGATATAGAAGATTACAAGGAGTTGCTAGAAAACAAGGACTTTAGCGTCTATGTTGTTAAAGAGGTCGCTAATATTAACTACGATACTTTAGACCACCGTATTATCCTAGTGAATAACAAGATGGTTGAAGACTTTTTAAATAACATTATAGCAAACAATATTCACAACTTCTATACATATATAACATTCACATTTGACAATAGCAGTATGAAGGATACGGTCGCTAAGAAATACTATAATGTCGCCGATATTGTTAATTGTATTTTGTAATTTATAATTATTATTATTTTTCTATATTATAATATATCATTATGTTAGGAAGAATTGAATGGCTAAGACGAAAGGGTTTGGTATTACGAAAGGAATGGGTATGAATATGAATTTTGGAAAAGGTATGAATATGGGTAAAGGCAAAGGCTCCAGCAATATAACCTTAACAGGTATCATACTGATATCTGCCGTGTTTATATTTGCGATACTGATAGCGAATAGGCAGCAAATACAAGAGACCTTCTTTAGCGAAAAGATATACAGTTTTGAGTATTACTATATGGATACTTGCGGGCATTGCAGAGATTTTAACGATACGGGCATTTGGGATAAATTAAATACCCAGACATTTAATAATGTATCGCTTAAAAAATACGATAGGGAAGACCATAAGGAGCGTGTTAAAAGCCTAGGGATTACTGGGTTTCCTGCGTTCGTTATGGTTGATAATACGGCTAGCGCTCCTACTGCCCTAGCGTCTTTTGAAGAAGAGAGGACTGAAGAGAATCTCTTAAAGTTTATAAAGGAATACGAGTAAGCGAAGCAGCGAAGCGGCGAGGGATATATAAGATAATATTAAAGTATAATATTAAAGTATCGTAATATATTAAAATGGGCGGTGGTATAACACAGTTAGTTTTAAAAGGGCAAATGGACGCATATATTAATCTAAACCCTTGTATTAACTACTATAAATATGTATATAATAAGCATGTTAATTTTTCTATGGAAAACAAGAATATTATTCCTGTGAATAACTCATCCATAGACTTAACGAATACCACAAACAATATACAGATGACCTTTGAGATAAAACGCTATGGGGATTTAATAAGTAATATGTATCTGTCTTTTAACCTACCTGACATATATTCTACGGATACGCACAGGTTCCGGTGGGTATCTAATGTGGGGCACAACTTTATTAAAACGGCTACTGTAAGGATTGAAGGGATTGTCATAGACGAGGTATATGGGGAATGGATGAATATATGGAATGAACTGACGAACAAGGACGGCGTTGAATACAATAAACTTATTGGGAATATTCCCGAATACACCAGTCCTAACAACAACAATACGAGGTATGTCATCAGGAACAACATATTATACAACAAGATATATCCGTCTAAGGACAAAAACACCGATGCCGACAATCCCTCAATAAAAGGGCGGGTATTACAGGTGCCCTTGAACTTCTGGTTCTCTCGCAATCCATCTCTGGCTCTCCCGTTATACAAGATACAAAATCAGGAAATAAAGATAGATGTTGAGGTGAATGATATTGAGAAATTGTATCAGGTTTGGTGCGACAAGTTGAAAATGTATGTATCACCAGCGTTCTTTAATAATATATATAATGTTAAGATAGATATCAATACTTTTTTGAAGGGCATAAGTTATATCCAGTGTTTCCTAGATGTGAATTATATATTCTTAGATAGCGATTACAGGATGAGTTCATTACAGAATGAAGGGTTTGTTAAATATGTGGTGGATTATGTGAAACGGCAGACATTTCCGGCACTAAATATCACTAGCAACGGCGACTATTATACCTTAACAAGTTCTTATAATCACATTAAGGAAATTATTTGGGTATTACGCCGAACCGATATACCTGAAAAACTGAATATACACGACAACTATACTGCTTCGCACACATATAATGAGACGATGGGATTGCTAGAGAGTGCTCGTATTATGTGGGCGGATACTATAATCCGTGAAGACCAGAAAGCCTATTATTATAACAACATACAGCCTTATCAGTATCATACGCAGGTGCCTAGGACGGGCATATATTGCTACTCGTTCTCTTTGTTCCCTGAGAAGATAATGTGTGCGGGCTCTTTTAATAACCAGATGACGACCACATCGCTATACTTGAAAATCAATAATAAAGGAAGCGATACAAAGGATATTACCAAGACCGCCGAATATAAATATCTATTTGAGTTAGCGAAGCGAAACTCCGTGAATTATATCCAAGAAAAGGATGTTAAATTAGATGTTATAGTATATACGAGGGTTATTAATGTATTCTCGGTAATTAACGGAACTTGCAACTTTATCTGGTCTAGATAAGGCAAGGCTGCTGGAGGTTGTTTTTTTATATCTATCTTTAATTAAAAGAGGTTAGAATGGATTTACTTGTATTAATACTGATATTATTATCAGGATATATAATTAAATATTTAATAGATACCATAAACACCCTTAATAACGAAATAAGGGAGATAAAGATGAAGTGTATCTCTGGAAATAAAGATGTTAGGTTTGATAACAAACTGGTGGTTGATAGCGGTTCTACATCTGCTACTACAGCGAACGCCGCATTAATTAAAAACATCGCATACTTTAAGGACTACTTTGATGACAAATAATGATATAAATAATAAACGCATTTATATTTAATATAAGGAAAGCATTTTAGCGACGCTTATAAAATGCCTAGAAAAGCGAAAACCACAGACGATAATGCGAGTGATACAAAGAAGAAAAAGAATTTGATGAATACAATAATAAAGGATATCTCTGTAGTTGATAACGAGGACATCATATTACAGTTGCCTTTGTCTAATACGCAAATTAACAAATTGAATATAACTGATAATACAACTTGTGCCGAGTTCCCCGAGCCCTATGAGCCGAACTGTTTTTATATAAATGAGAACAACACATATAGCACAATCCAAGACAACATTATATTTGACAATTCAAATAGCGAGTATTCTTTGAAAGTATCACACAAAGATGAAATCCTGAATTCTAATAATAACTGCTATTGGTGCTGTCATCCTATAGACAACCGGACATTCGGGATGCCCTATAAATACAATATTAAAACCGATACCTATGTGTTGTTCGGGAACTTCTGTTCCCTAGAATGTGCTAATGCGTATAACTTCTCGTCTCACAGCGGTAGCGACAAAGTCTGGGAAATTAACAGTTTAATACAGATGCTTAGCAAACATTACGGGTTCTCGCATCCTATTCGCCCTGCGCCTTCCAGATTTCTGCTAAAGATATTTAATGGGCCGATGACAATTGAAGAGTTTCGCAAAGGGCACTACACGAATGACAAGACCTATATTCTAAACCTACCGCCTATGATTTCTACAAATTTTACTTATGAAGTTGTGAATACCTCGTATTTAAAGAATATTACCGACAACATGCACATTAAACTAGATAACCAGAACCAGAGCACGAAGAAAAAGGCAGCGAATGCTGCTAATACCTCTGGTATCGCCGCTACCGCTGCCGCTAACTCTAACACAATTAACAACAAACTCAGTTTGATTGTAAGCGGCGATACCAGAGGTATTAGCGGTAGCGACGGGGCTCCTTAAATACTAAAAATTGATATAAGAATAACAATCCTTATATATATGCTCTAACAGACACAAAAATAAAATAGACGAAACTATGACGACTGCTACCGCTATCGCTAATACCTCTGGTATCGCTACCGCTGCCGCTAATACCTCAGGAATATACTTTTCTCCTTATAGAATTTCCACGATAACTTGCAACGCAAATGTAGGTAATAATATTAATATAAATCTAGGTATATTGTTTGACAATCTTAATGTTATTGAGAATGTCGCTGAAAGTGGTGATAAAGGTGTCGTGTGGGCTCAGTTTATGAAGAACGGGACTGACGCTTCTAAAGGGGTTTATCCTAAGAAGCGGAGGAAGAGCAAGAAGAATACTATGAAAAAGAACAGGTTTGACAATCAAGTTACGGTTATTTACAAGTTTAGCGATAAATATATACCGAATGTGAAGATATTCAAGAACGGCAATATACAATTAACGGGCATCAAGGATGTTAAGGATACCGAGCATATCGTCAATCATATCATTAACGACATTACAACAATCTATAACAATATTGACAAGGCTATTATTGTTAATCCTGAGCCAGACTATGTGTTGGATTTGAAATACCAGAACTTTAAAATCAGGATGATTAACACGGACTTTAAGGTTTATCACGACCCTGAACTGAAAAACGGCTTTGAAATTCGCCGCAAAGAAATCCACAAGTTGTTTATTAACGACGATCACAACAATAAATGTAGTTTCCAGCCAGGAATATATCAAGGAGTTAAACTAGAATACTTTTGGAATATTCACAATAAAAATAAGAATGGTATTTGCTCGTGTCCTAAGTATTGCTACGGCAAAGGCACGGGGCAAAATCTAGGCGAATGTAAGAAGGTTACTGGAGCATTATTTGAAAGCGGTAGCGTATTGATTACAGGCGGCATAACATTCGCTCAGGTTGATGAAACATACAAGTATATATGCGACTTCCTAGAAAAACACAAAAACATCATTAAGAAGCCGCCTCCTAATACCAATATGGCTCCAGTAGCAGCGGTAGCGGCGGTAGCGGCTATTGAGGTCGCCTAGCGTCCGCCTAGCGTCTTAAATTGTATTCGTATGACATTCTATATTATATATGTTAGCGGCAGCAGCGGAATTATCAGGAACATTATATTTTTTATAATCACCACTATTAACTGTGTTGTTTCCAGGTCTATTATAAGAAGGTATGTGATGACTTGCGTAAAAATGCGAACAGTATGCTACGGCATCTGGTTCAACCCTAGGTATCACATAATTATTTCCCCACGGTTTCTTGTCAAATAAAACATCACCTGTATATAACCCAGCGTTCTTTAAGGGTTCCGGTGCTTTCACATTAGGGCTATAGTCTAACTCGGCATACATCAATTCACCTCCCATTTTTGTTTTGTATTATTCTATTATATATATAATAAATAAAGAATATAAAGATTAAAGCATATTAATACTCATATAATGAGTTCGCAAAAAAGGAATGCTAGCGGCGCTGGCGGTGCTAGCGGCGGCGGAGCCCTAAATAAGAAACCAAAGACAGATGGCGAACCTGATTTTCTAAGCGACGGCTTGGATAACAAGACGATTTGTGATATCGTTCAGGATATTATGGCGATTATCCACGATAACAAAGGCAAAGCCGCTCCTGCTCCGCATAGCGAGATAGTCAATAAGATAAGCAGCGATGACAAGTTTAAATTCTTTATAGAGAGATACCCTATGCTTTTTGATATGGTGACAAAAGAGACAGGTTTTGAATATTCAAGCCTAGAGTATTTCTTGTCTATGCGTGAGGAGATTATCAAGCAGCGAATTACCAGCGAAGAGGCTTCCAAACAGGTAGGACAAGTATGGTTTGACAAATACTATAAGAAGCAATAGCGGCGAAGCAAAGCGAAGCATAGCAAAGTAAGGCGAGCGGCGTAGCGACCGAATCATCATTTTATTTATTATTTTTCCCTTTAGAAACATAAAAATTGATATAAGAAGGTATCGTATATGTATTAGTACGATTACCGCAACTATGACTTCCGCTTCTACCCCTGTTAAATTTCCTACCAACCTCTACCAACTTATAGAAGAAACATTTAAACTCTATGAAGAAAGGCATTATGGCGACGCTAGTGCTGCTCCTGTTATGGGCGATATGAGTGAAGCGTCGCTAGTATGCGAAACTAGCGTAGCGACCGTCGCAGATAATAACAGTTATGCGAACTGCCTGATTTCTCTGCTGAAAAAGTATCACCTCTGGCCTATGATGAAAGTCAAGAAGTTCAAGGGTCGCAGCGATATCGTCTTGCTACACAATACCTATATTAGGAATAATGTAGATAACTTTAAGGAGTTATACGAACAGTGTCGCAGTATCGTTCTGGACTTCAGCCTTAATTGTAATAATAATATCGTAGTTACTTACGCTAACTCTATCCCTGAGCGTATCAATTACAATACTTACATCTCTACGCTTTACGCCGAAGGAGATAAGGTGTATGAGGCGTATGACGGCACAATCATAACCGTCTATAATTACAAGGACGAGTGGTATTTCGGGACTTCCAGTTGTCCCGATGCGAACAGTTCTAAGTTCTCGCATCCTACCAAGAAACACGGCAATATGTTTGACGAAATCCTCTATAAATACTTTAGACATCATCTATCTGCTGAAGACGCTGCCGACGCTGCTGCCGTGTCAGCGAAACTGCGAGGCATCTTCGTCCAACATCTAGACCCTGCGATGGCTTACGAGTTTATTATCGTTCATCACGAAAATAAGCATATTGTAGATTATACTGGGCTGCTAGGAGAGAATTATATGGAGATGTTCCATATCAACACCAAGCATCGCTGTTCGCTCGCCGAGAATGACATTATGTCCTCTATTATCCCGTCGCTGCTAGAGGTCGGCATTAAATATCCCTTGCCGTTCAATAATATTCAGGAGGCATACGCACATATCAATACGACGCCTTACAGTTATGGTTTAATTGTTAAGAAGATGATGACGGACGGCAGCGGCAGCAGCGGCAGCAGCGGCAGCAGCGGCGGCAGCAAAGTGAAGTTATACAAGATATCAACAGACGCTATCAATTATCGTGAAGAGACTGACCCGTGTCATCCTAATATTTGGATGAATATCCTGTCGGTATATATGAAAAACAAGACAGAATATACCATCAAGGATTATATCGCCAACTACCATCCCTATATCAATTTGCCGGTGGATAATAACGGACAAAAGATAGACCCGACATATCTCATCCATACCATCATCTCCACTATCAAGGACAGCCTGTATTCCTATTATAAGGCGACGACCGTCTATTATCCCAACTATAACCGCTTCAAGATGAATAAGGAAATGGATAAGCAGTTCCCGCCAATTATCCAGTATCATTTGGCTCAACTGCGTAATCTCCAAGTTAATACTTACAAAACAAAAATGATTAATTTGGGTAATGTGTATCACTACATCTGTCAATGTAATGACATTAACAACATTAAAACCCTTATCCAATTCTTCGCATCTAACCCGATTAACGAGATGTCGCCTAGAACCTCTATGTGTTTCGCTATAATGACTAGCCTAATCTCTTAAAATCGCTTAATCTCCAATTTCCTTAAAATCCCCCTGTAAAATATCTTTTAATTATTTTTTATATTTATAATTTTAAATAAAAATCGCGCGTATATATAGAAAGAAATATGGTTAGTATAGAAAGCCTTCTCCAACAATTACAGAATGGAGGAAAGAAGTCTATTAAGCGTAAGTCGGCGAGAGCGGCGAGAGCGGCGAAGCCTGTTCGTGCTCGTTCCGCATCACCTGTTAGGCGCAAGCCTGTCCGTAAGCCTGTCGGCAAGCCTGCGAAACCCGTGAAACGCCGTGTCTTCCCTAAGATGCGGAGAACTTTTGGTGGGTTCTTTGAGGAATTAAATGAAATGGTAGCGGGACAACAAGCCGAAAAAGAGAAGAAGTCTGCTGGTATGGTAGCAGGAACTGTTAATCCTGCCGCTACCGCTGCTGCTACTCCTATGGCTCCTCCTGCGATGGATGGCGGTCGTCTTCGTGTTTTTAAGAAGAAGGCGAAGAAGCCTCGTCCCGCTTCCGCTAGAGGACTCGCTAGAGGACTCGTTAGAGGTCGCCGTTTATCTGGTGGATATGAAGAAATGGAGGAGCAACAAGTTGAAAGCGAGGAACAAGTTGAAAGCGAAGAACAAGAAGGCGGGCGCCGCCGTGTATTTAAGAAGAAGGCAAAGAAGCCCCGAACCGCTGTTAGAGGACTCGTTAGAGGACGCCGTTCAGTTGGCGGATATGAGGAAGCCCTAGAGGAACAAGCAGGTGGTCGCCGTCGTCCCGCATCCCCCCGTCGCCCTCGCCGTCGCTCTGCTTCCCCTGTTCGTCGTCGCCGCTCCAATCCTACTCGTCATTAAATAAATGATATCAATTATTTTTTGTAATATATTAAAAAATGATATATAAGATAGATATAATATAGTTAATATACAAAATGCCTACATTCCAAAATTACAATTACGACGAACCTTCGGGATGTTCTAGTTTTGAAATAAATAATATAGACCTAGCGATTATTAACGGTATTCGCCGTGTTATATTAACCGACATTCCTATCGCCGGTATTATTGGGGAAAAACTAGAGAACGACGACCCAAGCGTAGATATTGTAATAAACAACGGAGCACTCCACAACGAGATTATTATTCATCGCATCGGTCTCATCCCTATCTGTCTTAAAGAGGAAGAGATAGACAATTACAAAGACAACAGCATTTGTATTGAATTAAATGTAAAGAATACCACAAACAAGACGCTAGATGTCCTAACGAGCGACATAACGGCTACACGCAATTCAGTTAATATAGACAAGAAAGAACTCGCCGATATCTTCCCAGCCAACAAGATATCAGGCAACCATATCTTAATTACACGCTTGAGAACTGGCGAACATCTACATTTTAAAGCGAAGGTCGTTAAGCGGACTGGTCGTGATAATGCGTCGTTTAATCCTGTGTCGCTCTCTAACTTCTCATATATCCAAGACCCCAAAGAAGCCGACAAGAAGACCAACATATTAGACAAGGAACGCTCGTATTACAAGAATAAATATGGTGATGCTGTGCGTTTCAAGTTTGATATTGAAAGCATAAACCGCAATATCGGTCCCAAATACCTTGTTTCTAAATCGCTAGATATCATTATCGGCAAACTAGAGTTGCTTAGGCGTGAATTGAATAATGCTGACGCTGCGACCAAAGTTAAAATACAGCAATTCCAAGATATCGCTGGAACTTATGAGTTTATTATTGAGGATGAGGATGATACGCTTGGTAATATTATACAATCCCATATTCACAATCATTTTATTAGAGAAAATAACAAATACAAAGACAAGATATCTTGCACCTATATCGGGTATATCTGCCCGCATCCGCTAAAATCCTTGATGATTTTGAGGATATCTCTTGAAGGCGTAGGCGGCGATGCTAAGATATTCTCAGCATTCCTAGATGATAACTGTGCTATAATTGCCGAAGAAATATCCAAGATTAAAAACGATTGGATGAAGTTCGCTATTGACAATATTTAGATACGGCTCGGCTTCGCCGTCTTCCTTATATACTTTTTGTAAATACTCTTTTTATCTTTTTTATCTAATAATAATATATATTATTGTAGTAAATAGAAACATAAGTTCAATATGGCTACGGATATAGAATATTTAGACGAAGAACTGGATGATATTGAATATACCGAGATACTCAGTTTTGAAGAGATGAGCCGTATCAATCCTTCGTTTATTGCTTTGGATAAGGAAGAGATATATAACAGCCTCTATGTGTTTTTTAAGGATAAAAAGAAAGCCGACCTATTGCGAAGCCTATTCTATGAGATACTTGAAAATCGTGAGAGTAAGAATGGTAAAATAAACGACTACAGCAACTATATCTTCGCAGCCGAAGGCGAATTAGAAAATTATGGCGACGGCGACGGGGACGGCGACGGGGACGGTAGCGGCGACCCTAAAGACGCTGTATATAACTTTATAGGCAAATATAACAACAAGAGCGACCTTCGTGAATTCACTAAGCGTAAGTTTGCCGTTTCCTATGATATAAAATCTAATAAGATGAGATTAAAGCCAACTCATAATACTAGTATAGTTATTGGCGACGCCGCTGACGCTCATAAAGATTTCCCTAAATATCACCAGATTATCAAGGATTACCCTGTTATTAAATGTGCTAGTGTAGAGAAAGTTGAGAATATTTATAATATTAATGATACTGATGATGACGGCAGCGGCAGCAGCGTCGGTGCTCTTCCTATATTAGGTGCCTATTACAAGATACCTACGACCACCGTGAATGACTATATGTATGCTAAGATAGCATCGCATCTATTAAACAGCGTTAATACGAATTATAGGGCATCTACAAATTACATAGATATTTGCGAGTTAATCAAGAAGACACGCCCTGATATTGAGATGATTGTTAAAGAGATTAATATCAATAAAGACGCCTTTTATCTAGACTACGGTAATATTAACAACATATTTAAGAAATACGATTATTCCTTGGATTTTATAACCGAGAAGGACTTGGAGGTTTTAACAGAATGTATGTATTCTATTATAAAGGGCGAGAAGGAACGCAAGCACGGAGCCCACGGGGCATTCAAGATTAGGCGACCCGTCTTGATTAATAAGAAACTTACATTCTATGATAATATTGATAAGACGCTAAAAGTCGTCAGCATATCTCCACAAGTTAAATCATTTCTAGAGAAGACTAAGGATATTATATTGAAATACAAAAACGACATCATACAAACCGAGGTTATTGCTTTAAAAAATTATAATGTCTATGATATCATTAAGCAGATAAACGAGAATGCTATTACGATTGAGGAGATTATAGACGAACTCAAGTTATCTATAAAGACCATCAATATAGATAATGCTCTAGAGACCATCAACGATATATTAGAGGCACAAGAAAATTTAGGAGATATCAAGGAAGAATGCGAGAATGTCAAGAAATACTTTATATATTCACGAGAGCACATATTTGATTACGACAAGGACGGGAAAAAGTATGTTATATCTAAGAGAGAAAACAAGGCGATTAGCGAAGGAAACGACATAGACAACTACGAAGGGCTAAAAGATGATGACGATATTATTGAAGACGAAAACAAGGGGTTTGTAGGTGATGCAGATGATGTAAGCGGTAGCGGCGTGGGCGGCGGCGTTGGCGTCGGCACCGTAGGCGTAAGCGGAACAGCCGTTAATAACAATTATGACATTAATAGGTATATAGCGAACATTCACTTTAGGAATGACAAGGCGTTTATAGAGATTTTGAAAATAATTCTAGAGTTGGTTAAGAAGGTTAATGATGTAGCCAATATTGATATAGATTATGACGCTTTGTCTAACCATATATTCCAAAAATATCGCACAAATCTAACCATAACACGATATGAAATATACCTAAAGAAGTTGAAGAAATTGAAATCCGGAGCCGCCGCCGAAGATATCAAGAAATACGCCAAGAAATATGCCGAAAGAGTGCCCTTATATTTGGATTTATATTTATCTAAAAACAATCTAGACAAACGCCACAAATGGTATGCTGATATTAACAAAGCAATTGCTGAGGATTTTATAGATAAGGCACACATAGATATAGTGAAGACCGCCAATAAGGAGTTCGTAGCCGCAATAAACGCTATATTTTACGAGGCTATCTGCTTCTGGATTGTAGATACGCAAGACAACATATTAAAAAACAACATAGCACTTAATGCGAATACGATGAACCCTAGGCATATTGACACATTTAATAGCAAAGGGCTTCTATATTATATGATAGAATTGCTAACAGACCACTTTAGATTGAGCGAGGACAACGACTATATGATAAATACCGACGCATTACAAAAAATCCTAGTTAATACCGTTAAAAACGGATATAAGGATAAGGGCGAAGCCGTATTGAATGAACTTATTAATAAGAAGAATATTGATGCGAAGAATAGGTGTTCTGTAGATAGGAATAGATATACCGACGAAGAACAGTATTACATAGATAAACTGCTTTTGACACCAAACATTAACTCTAAATATGAGAAGATACACAAGTATATCCAAGGCTGCTGCTTACGCAAACTTAACAACGACTTTAACGACATAAGCGATTTTGTCAATAACGACAATACGGAGATTATAAAATTAAAAGAGCACTATTCCAAAGTTAATCTAAACAACAAGGAGCGGGACACCAGATATACGCTGCCTAGGCTGGCTCGGCTTGCTAAAATAGGCAAGAAAGGCGACAAAGGCGAGGCAGCCAAAGCAGCCAAAGCAGCCGAGGCGGACGCTAGCGAGGACGACGCAGACGACGGCGACATATTCGCTAATGAAGTTAGAGACAAGGTTAAACACATTAAATATGTAGTAAAAAAACCTTTTGTTTATAATTTTAAAAATTATGGCGTTGATGAGTGGCTAGATGAGATGGACGGAAAATCTCCGCTATTGCCTAGTAATCTAATTGTCAATCTAAAGAATTACAATATTGATGCTGTTAAACTGGCGATTACCGACAACATCAAGAGACTTAAGAATATAAAGAGTAATGTTAGCGGCGATTTTTTAAACTGTGCGAATGTTAATTACAAAGAGATATTGCTAAATATATGTAAGATATTGTATGTTTGTATGGGAGCGACGGCGACAGGAGCAGGAGCGGGCGATGTATTCCAAGATAGGATTATGAAATCCATTAAAGACATTAAGAAGATGGCTAAGTATCTCTATGATTTAAATAAGAATTATGATGCGGATGACGAAGTCGTCGTTAATATAATAAACCTAGCGGTTATTGCGAACTCCTTGAATTACCCTGATTTGCTGGGTGTTGAGAATATCCCTAAGAAATTTGTGGCGGATAAGGCTGACAAACTCTATGAATATTTAAAAACATACTTAGAAGGAAAATATAACAAGTTCCTAACCCCTGAAGAAATCACGGTATTTCTTAATGAAAAGCGTGAAGAATATAAAATTAAGAAATTAAAAGAGAATGCCGACTTAGATGTAGAACAGAATGATATTCGCCGACAAATGAAAGCGGCTGGTATAAAAGATACCTATAATACTAACAAGGACAGCGAAGCAGATGGCGATGGTGCCGACGGCGATGCTAATGGAGACGGAGTAGATGCTAGCGGTGATGTCGGCGATGCTAGCGGCGACATAGCAGATACTTATAAGGATGCTGAGAAGGATGCTGACTATAATAGCAAAGATAACGACAATTATAATATATATGATGACGAAGATTATGAAATATGAATTATGAATATAACTATTAAGCATTAGAATTCCCCATAGAGTTCATCGCATTCTGCTGTTTCATAACAATTTCAGCGGAGTTAGGCGGAGGCACAAAGGACTTGTTGTTTCCTATGGTGCCGTTAAGTTGCAGAGGCAGGTGCCTATCTTTAAAACTTTCTACCACTTGCATCTTGTATCTATTTGGTATTTCCTCAAATAATATGTCGTTTATTAGGTTCTCGTATTTTAATGCTAGCAGGCTGAACTCGTGGTCGTCTATTTCGTCATCATTCTCAATCTGTCCTGCTAATAGCAAGAATTGCTGCCCTAATCGCTTGAATAAATCGCATTTCTCGCTAGCCTTAATGCTGTTATTAAGCGATATAATAAGAACACTAATAGCATTCACAACGATATTAGGTATCTTAACTTCGTTTGCATCCTCGCTTATACTGTTGATGATACACATAGCAGATGATGTTAAAACCAAAGGTATATTAAAGGCGAACTTAACCATAGACCAATAACCGCTCGCTTTACTACATAATAGCACGAGCGCCTCCGTCTTAGACAGCAACTTCTCCACCTTGTAAGTCAAATTCGGCGATATCTTAGAAGCGGTTCTAGCAATTACAGTATTATCTGTCATATTTATCCTTTTTATCCTACTATAATAATACTATAATAATAAAATATCTTAGTATTACCCGAGATATCTATATAAGGCTTTGCTATACTAAGTTATGGCGGGCGAGCGTCGCCGTTAGGTCTTCAATCGTTTTCTGCTGTTCGTCTAATCTCTTCGTTAAATCTTGGATAGATTTCGTTAATAGCGGGATTAGCGACATATATTCTATGGTATAATTGTTGCTATCATTAGCAGGCACATTAACAGCCTCAGGTATCTCCTTGTATAAATCTTGAGCGATAAATCCGTAATTCCGCTTATCCCCCTCGGTCTGGTTTATCGTTAAATAGGATACCGGCGACAGCCTATTAATCAACTCTAGGGAACTATCCAAATTCCTTATATCCTTTTTATATCGCCTATCACTTATAGTTGAGTAGTTAATCGCATTAATCGTCCCATTCACATCTAATTTACATACGGGATTTGTGGTGCCTATGCCTACATTATTGTTATTAAAAATGTTAATTATAGAATACTCAGTAGGCTCGTAGGGCGTCCCTAATTGCCAGATTTCTTGTGCGTTCCAAGATGACGACAAGACCGCACTATTATCTTCGTTGTATGTCGCAGGTCTGTTTAAATATATCTTGCCGTCCTGCGTATTGTCGCCTAACTGGGAGCACCACATCGCCGTATAATAGACGAACTCGGTGGATGTCGCAGGCAAATCAAAGAATGAGCCTGATATGTTCGCAACAAAATACGAAGAGGTGCTAGCCTCCGCCCCGAGATTATGCGAGAGCCAGCAAGATGTCCCTTTGTTGTCTATTAGGTTATTACCGTCAGCCTCCGTTATATGCGTCCAAGCACCCGCTTCGCCTATCTTGCGATATAGCCGCAGTCCCCACCATCTAGCGTCAGTCCCGTAATCAATACCTATATGACACGATAGATGGACGAGCACCTTAGAGGAAGGGTGGGTAGGCTTGATACGCACACAGAACCCCTGTATCTTGTCGCTAACGATACTGGTGTTATTGTCAATAAATTGCCAGCCGCCACCTGATTTAACCACAATATTCCTATATATATTAAAGAGCGTCTGTATTGACATATTTTGACAAATGACCGCATTCTTAGGAATAAAGGTCGTCTCTCTTTGCCAGATTTCTTGGGCGTTCCAAGAAGACGACAAGACAGCCGTATTGGAGGTGTTAGCGGCATTATAGGACGCTGGTCTATTCAAGTATAACTTGCCGTTCTGCGATATATCCCCAAGTTGTGAGCACCATTTTGCCGTATAATATACAAATGTATCCATAATATTTGGCGTATCATAATAGGCACCTGAGACATTCGCTATAAAATACGAAGAGGTGCTAGCCTCCGCACCCAGATTGTGCGAGAGCCAGCAAGTAGTCCCTGTCGCACCGCTGCCGCCGCTAGCCGTCCCGTCAGCATCCGTTATGTGTTCCCAAGCCCCCGCTTCGCCAATCTTGCGATATAGCCTGAGTCCCCACCATCTAGCATCAGTCCCATAGTCAATACCTATATGACAATTTAGATTTATCAATATTTTTGAGGTATAATGGTTAGGCATTATGCGAACACAAAAGCCCTGAATATTGTTATTGATGATACTAATGTTGTTATCAATAAACTCCCATCCGCCGCCTGTCTTCTCTACAACATCCTTGTATATGCTAAACTGCGTTTGCGTCGGCGTATATTTAGTTACTATCCCGCCTTTAGGGAAATACGATGTCTCTAATTGCCAGATTTCGCTAACATTCCACGAAGACGATACAATAGGGGCATTTAAGGCGTTTATTACTGCCGGTCTATTCAAGTATAACTTGCCGTCCTGTGTATTGTCGCCAAGCAGAGAGCACCATTTCACAGTATAATAGACGAATGAGGCGGCGGCTCCGGCTGCTATGGCTTCTGCTGTGGATATAAGTGGTATATCGTAATAGGCACCTGTTATATTCGCTATAAAATACGAAGAACTGCTAGTTTCGGCACCGAGATTGTGCGAGAGCCAGCAAGAAGTCCCGCTGCCGCCGCTGCCGCCGCTGCCCGTCCCGTCAGCCTCTGTTATATGCGTCCATTCACCGGCTTCGCCAATCTTGCGATATAGCCTAAGTCCCCACCATCTAGCGTCAGTCCCATAGTCAATACCTATATGACAATTTAGATTTATCAGTATTTTTGAAGAATAATGGTTGGGCTTAATGCGAACACAGAAGCCTTGGACTTTGTCATCTACGACATTAATGTTATTGTCAATAAATTGCCAGCCGCTGCCTGTCTTCTCAACAACATCCTTATACATCGTGAATTGCGTCTGTATAGGACTGAATTGAGACAATATAGACGAACTGCCCGTATATGTTTTGCCGTTGGGATATAACATACCATTTTTATATAATTCGCCAGTAAAATTAACATTCCCTGTAATATCTAGGCTATTACGCATAGTCGCCAAACTATTCACAATTAGATTGGAATTCACAACCAGCCGCCCATTAACCTCTAGATTACTATTATACCTATCTTCTATTATAAACTTGTTCTTTGTGCCTTCGGCTATCTTGTCTGTGGTCGTCTCGTTTATTTGTCGCTGTATTATATTACTGGTCGCTAGCACATAATTGCTGGCGTTTCGGTTATTCACATTCATAGTATAAATCACTTCGGTTAGCCCGTCGCCTAAGTTTGAACTGGTCGCCAATACATAGTTGAGTTGCTCGTTATTAAGTTGGACTATCTGGTTAGATAAATCGTCTTTAACGGATGATACATAATTACTGGTATCCCAAATAACATCCCTATTATTCCTTTTATACACGCCGCCGCCAATAAGAACATCGCCATTATTAGAAATCCTAAAGACCTCTATATTCATATTAGAAGCAACAAAGATATCACCATTAGGACTATTCTGCTGTATTATTAGAGCCGTTTTATCATTACCGGCATTCACTACTTCCAATCGCTCGGTATTATATACAACTGTTTCAAGTCGTGTGGTATCACCTAGAACTATTAAATTAGAATTAACTATTAGGTTCCCATTCACCTCTAAATCATCATTATATCTATTATTAACTATAAACTTATTGTTCGCACTAATAACCTCAGTTATCATATCGGTCGTCAAGTCGGTTATTCGCTGTGATATGATGTTGCTAGTCGTCTTAACATAATTACTGCTATTCTCGTCATTCTCTTTAACCTTGGCTATAAGATTATTGCTAGCAGTTAGAATGTAATTACTGCTATTCTCGTCATTCTCTTTAATCTTGGCTATCAGGTTATTGCTAGCAGTTAGAATATAATTACTGCTATTCTCATCGTTCTCTTTAATCTTATTTATTAAGTTATTACTTGATGTTAGAATATAATTACTGCTATTCTCATCATTCTCTTTAACTTTATTTATTAAGTTATTACTTGATGTTAAAATATAATTACTAGAGTTCTCATCATTCTCTTTAACTTTATTTATTAAGTTATTACTTGATGTTAAAATATAATTACTAGAGTTCTCATCATTCTCTCTAACTTTATTTATTAAGTTATTACTTGATGTTAGGATATAATTGCTAGAGTTCTCATCATTCTCTCTAACTTTATTTATTAAGTTATTACTGGAAGTTAAGATATAGTTGCTAGAGTTCTCATCGTTTTCTTTAACTTTATTTATTAAGTTATTGCTAGCAGTTAGAATATAGTTGCTAGCATTCTCATCATTCTCCCTAACTTTGTTTATAAGGTTGTTGCTAGCAGTTAAGATATAGTTGCTAGAGTTCTCATCGTTCTCTCTAACTTTATTTATTAAGTTATTGCTAGCAGTTAAGATATAATTGCTAGAGTTCTCGTCATTCTCTTTAACTTTATTTATTAAGTTATTACTGGAAGTTAAGATGTAGTTGCTAGAGTTCTCGTCATTCTCTTTAACTTTATTTATTAAGTTATTGCTAGCAGTTAAAATATAATTGCTAGCATTCTCATCATTCTCCCTAACTTTATTTATAAGGTTATTGCTAGCAGTTAAGATGTAGTTGCTAGCATTCTCATCATTCTCTCTAACTTTATTTATTAAGTTATTGCTAGCAGTTAGAATGTAATTGCTAGCATTCTCATCGTTCTCTTTAACTTTGGCTATTAGATTGTTGCTAGCAGTTAGAATATAATTGCTAGCATTCTCATCATTCTCTCTAACTTTATTTACAAGATTGTTGCTAGCAGTTAGAATGTAATTGCTAGAGTTCTCATCGTTCTCCCTAACTTTATTTATTAAGTTATTGCTAGCAGTTAGAATGTAGTTGCTAGCATTCTTACTTGCGATTGCTATGTAATTGCTAGAATTCTCATCATTCTCTCTAACTTTATTTATTAAGTTATTACTGGTGGTTAAGATATAGTTGCTAGTATCAAGGATAACATCTCTATTATTCTTTTTATATAAACCATCTCCTAATATTTCCACATTACCTCTTGCAAGTATAGTATTTAAATTGATATTCTTAAAAGAACCATTAGTATCCTTTATACTTAGGTCAGCACTATCATCGCTAGATAATACTGTATTATTTAAAAAGATACTATTACCTGACAAATACAAGTCCTTCCACTTATTAGTTGGCGTTCCTAAGTTATAAAAGGTATTACTACTAGGTATAATATCACCAGATATAGTAATATCGCCGCTTATTGTCATATCGCCGCTCACATTCATATCGCCGCTCACATTCATATCGCCGGCAACATCCAGTTTTGATTGCGGTTGTGTAGTGCCTATTCCAGTATTTCCTTTAATATATACATCACCACTATTAGCAATTCTAAAGACCCCAGCGTTCATATTAGAAGCAACAAAGATATCACTAATAGTGCTATTCTGCTGAACCATAAAAGCCGTTGTGGTATTGTTAGCATTCACCACCTCAAGCCGCTCAGTAGTATATAGAATAGTATCAAGTTGCGTGGTATCACCTAGAACTATTAAGTTAGAATTGATAGTTAAAGAACCATTCACCTCTAAATCGTCATTATATCTATTATTCACTATAAACTTATTAGCGGCACTAACAACCTCTGTAATCATATCAGTTGTTAAATCGGTAATCCTTTGTGATATGAGATTGCTAGTAGATAATACATAGTTGCTAGAGTTCTTGTCATTCTCTTTAACTTTATTTATAAGGTTATTGCTAGCAGTTAGAATGTAGTTGCTAGCATTCTTACTTGCTATTGCTATGTAATTACTGGAGTTCTCATCGTTTTCTCTAACTTTGTTTATAAGGTTATTGCTGGAGGTTAGAATGTAATTACTAGAGTTCTCATCGTTTTCTCTAATTTTATTTATAAGGTTATTACTGGAGGTTAAGATATAGTTGCTAGAATTCTTACTAGCGATTGAAATGTAATTACTAGAATTCTCATCATTCTCTCTAACTTTATTTATAAGGTTATTACTGGAGGTTAAGATATAGTTGCTAGCATTATTATCATTCTCTTTAATTTTGTTTATTAAGTTATTACTAGCAGTTAAGATATAATTGCTAGAGTTCTCGTCATTCTCTTTAACTTTATTTATTAGGTTATTGCTAGCAGTTAGGATATAATTACTAGAGTTCTCATCATTCTCTTTAACTTTGTTTATAAGGTTATTACTAGCAGTTAAGATATAGTTGCTAGCATTCTTGCTTG